AGCGGAAGGAAACAGAAACCAGCGATGGCAGGATGCTCAGCCTCGACAAAGAGCAGACCAGGCTAACGGCGGCAAAAGCGGACAACGAAGAGATGACGGCTGCGGAGCGCCGCGCAACATTGCTGCCGCTCGACGTCTACGAGTCAGAGATGGCGAAGCTTGCGCAGATCGTAAAGATGAAGTTCCTCAATCTCCCGTCCAGGCTCGCACCAAAGATCGAAGGGCTATCGCGCAACGAGACAAAAGCGCTATTGACCGCCGCGGTCAAAGACACGTTGCTGGAACTGGCGAGGTATAGCAATGTCGCCGACCGCGCAAGTATCGCTGCAAGTCCCGATGCCGCCCCTAAGCGTGCTCGTGCCCGAGCTCGAAGCAAACCTCGCAAGCGCAAACGCTAGAATCTGGAAGCATTTCGAACCCCCTCCGGACATGTTGGTGTCAGAGTGGGCTGAGGCAAACCGATTTCTTCCTAAGGGCACGACGGCCCGGCCGGGTTTGTACGTCGCCGAAAAGTTCCAGCGGATCATCATGGACGCCATCTGTGATCCGATTGTGCAGCGCGTGTCTTGCAAGAAGAGCACGCAGGTGGGATGGACCGAGATCCTCCTCAACATCTGCGGTTACTTCATCGACGTCAATCCGAAGCCGATGATGCTGGTCTTTGTGCGTGACTCCGACGCGAAGGACAAGAGCAAGAAGGTCATAGCGCCCATGATTGCCGAGTGCCCAGCACTGGCGGAGAAGGTGCGGGACAACAAGTCCCGCGAGGGCGGGAACACTCAGCAGCTCAAGCAGTTCGATGGTGGATTCCTCAAAGTAGCCGGCGCGAACTCCGCGGCGAACCTTCGATCTGACCCGTGCGCCATCATCTTGCTCGACGAGGCCGATGGTTATCCTCTAGACGTCGACGGCGAAGGCGACCCGGTTGTGCTGGCAGAGCGTCGTACCGATACATTCGATGATGCGAAGATCTTGATCGGGTCCACGCCAGCGAAGCCGAAGGGCATCTCGCGCATCGACAAAGAGTATGAAGCTGGCAATCAGACCATGTTTCATCTTCCCTGCCCCTTCTGCCACAAGCTGCAGCCGCTGCTATGGCGGGATCCGGAGACAAAGGAATACAACCTAGTCTGGGACAAAGATGTAGAGGGCAACCCGATCCCCGAAACCGTTGCCTATCGGTGCAAGTACTGCCGCGAGCACATTCAGGAGCGTCACAAACAGCGCATGTTGGATGCTGTCGTAGCCGTCGCCAAGTACCCAGACCGGAAAACTCACGTCAGCTTCTACATCAACGCTCTCTATGCCCCATGGAAACCCATCTGGCATTTACTTGCCCAGGAGTGGCACGAAGCAAAAGATGTTCCGGAGAAGATGCGGGCGTTTATCAACCTCCGCCTCGGTGAAACGTGGGATGAGGGCGCCGATGCAATCGAGACGTCCGCCCTGGCAGCGCGGCGTGAGGAATACTGCACCGAGATATCCCCCGAACTGCCGTTGGGATGTGGCGTGTTGGTCGCAACCGTCGACGTGCAGCAAAATCGGCTGGAAGCACAGGTAACTGGGTTTGGAGTGGGCGAGGAGCAGTGGCTGGTCGCTCATGAAGTCTTCTACGGAAGCCCGCTCGATAAGCCGAACCAGCGAGGCCAGGAGGATGTCGTCAACGTCTGGTCTGAGCTGGACGCGTTCTTGTTGCGGACGTGGACCCATAAATCGGGCGCTTTACTTCGGCCATCGATAACGCTCATCGACACTGGCTACGCTGCCGATGCTTGCTACGACTTCATTCTGCCGCGCCAGAGTGCAGCTCGCCGCGTGTATGCATGCAAAGGGCAGGACCGGATAACAAAGATCGGCTTGGTGCAGGACAGTAAGGTAAAAAACAACACGATTCGGCTGTTCAACGTGGCTACCTATGCCTGCAAAGACCGCATCCTGAGCCGCCTGAAGATCAACAAGGTCGGACCTGCATACGCGCACTTTCCACGATGGACGACAGATGATTACTTCGACCAGTTGACAGCGGAAAGCAAGATCCCGATAAAGAACCGGCGCACTGGGCGCATAAAGTTTGAGTGGGTAGCGAACCAGACGCGCAACGAAGCGCTCGACCTGACGGTGTATGCACACGCCGGTCTCTGGATCCTCCAGAAGTTCATCGACCCTGTGACCTACAACGATCTGTCAGCGCTTGTGGCTGAGGTTCAGAAGGGTGCGAACCCCGTCACACTCGCCAAACCACGTGCGCGGCGCATCATCTCGCAGGGAGTGAACTAGTGGCCACGTTGGTATCAGCGTATGTAGCCGGCGTGTGTGTCGGTCGGTGTGATGCGAAGTGCTACGCTGCGCACGACGTCAGCGCATTGGCCTGCGACTGCGTATGCGGCGGTGCGAATCATGGCGTAGGGCTCACGCAAGCGATCGCGAACACAGCAGCACAGTCCGGCGAGTGGATGAAACGGGAAAAGCAGCAAAGAAAGACTCGAAAGATTCACTTTGATATGCCGCTTATTGCACAGAAGGGGCTATTCTGATCTGCATGAAGTTCGGTATCAGAAAGCCCAGCATCCGGAAGAGCTTCGCGGCTAGAACATCAGTCAAACGGATAGTCCGTCAGAAGCTGGGACTTCGTGCTCCACGCGGTTGGGGATGGCTGACAAATCCACGCAGAGCGGCACGCAACCGGATCTATAACCGTACTACCGTGAGCTTCTGGTCGATCCTTCGCCGCCTGTTTCGCTAGCCCGTACCTGTGATGATTGAAATCATCTTGTTTGCCGCACGCAACTTTCCTACTGTCGCAACATGGCAGGCGGAATCACTCTCGAGATTGCACAAGCACAGCTCACATCCGCACTTGGTGCGTTAGAGCTCGCTCGTACTCAGCAGAGATCTCAATTCACATCGGCCACTGGTGGACGCTTAGTAGACAGGGCAAACCACTCTGAGCTCCTCGCCGATGTGAGGTATTGGGAACAGAAGGTGGCGAGCTTGAGCCGCCCCCGCGGTGGATTGCGCACCTGGTCGGCGGTGCCGCGATGAAGCCTACCGCCATTGTTCAGGCAAATTTCATTGACAAGGTAGTCACCTTCGTCAGTCCCGAATCCGGGGCACGGCGCCAGCGTGCTCGCTCCGCGCTGGCCATCTCGGGAGCCTATGTTGGTGCGCGTTACGACCGTCGCCAGACCAGAGAATGGTTTGTTAGCCGCGGCTCGGCAGACGCCGATACGCTCATCGACATTGTGACCCTCCGTCCGAGATCGCGGGACCTGGTTCGCAATGCGCCTATCGCCACCGGTGCCGTCAACACGGTCGTGCAGAACGCCGTTGGCACCGGTCTCGCCCTTCAGCCGACTCCAGACATCAATGTTTTGGGATGGAGCGAAGAGCAGGGCCGAGCGTGGGGTCAGACTGTCGGCCATGAATTCGAGATGTGGGCGGATTCTCCTGATTGCGACATCACCCGCACGCAGAACTTCTATGAGGTTCAGCGGTTGGTGATGCGCTCGATGCTTGAGAGCGGTGATGTATTTTCGCTCTTGCCAATGCGGAAGTTGCCCTTTGGAACCTACAAGACATGCTTCCAGATCATCGAAGCGGATCGCATTCACTCCCCCAATGGCGACGGAGTCCTCGCCAAGGATCCGAACAACAGTGAATTGAAGACTGCAAACAAGGTTTGGGGCGGTGTCGAGGTTGATGCTAACGGCGCACCCGCCGCATATCACATCCTAAAGCGGCATCCAGGCGCATCGGACTTCAGTGGATACGGCGCAATCGCAGGGGCCTACGATCGCGTGCTTGCCTTCGGCGTGAAGACCGGCCGGCGCAACGTCCTTCACATCTACGACCGCCTCCGTCCTGATCAGCGCCGCGGTGTCCCGTACCTCGCTCCGGTGATGGAACTGCTGAAGCAGCTCGACCGATACACGGAAGCCGAGATCATGGCCGCCGTCATTACGGCGATGTTCACCGTTTTCGTGAAGACGGAAACTGGAGCCGAGGGATTTGCGGCACCAGCCGGATCAACTGTCCAGACTGATGAACTGGAATTGGGCAACGGGAAAATCGTAGGGCTCGCTCCCGGGGAAGAAGTTCAGTTTCCCAACTCGATGCGGCCAAACGCTGGCTTCGACCCATTCGTAACCAGCATCCTTCGGCAGATTGGTGTAGCTCTCGAGCTTCCTTTCGAGATCCTGATCAAACATTTCACGGCGTCGTACTCTGCCGCCCGCGCCGCCATGCTCGAAGCATGGAAGTTCTATAAGGGCCGCCGCGTTTTCGTTGCCTCACGCTTTTGCCAGCCTGTCTTTGAGGCATGGATGGATGAGGCTGTTGCGATTGGGCGTATCGATGCCCCCGGGTACTTCACGGATCCGCTGATGCGCCGTGCCTATCTCCGCGCCGAGTGGGTTGGTGACGCGCCTGGCCAGATCGATCCGCAGAAAGAGGCCGACGCCGCAGTGACTCGCATCGAGGCCGGAATGTCGACTCTGAAAAAGGAAACGATGGAGCTTACCGGTCAGAACTGGGCAGATCTCCATCCCCAGCGAGCTCGCGAGCACCAGATGCGCGTGGATGCTGGCCTTGAGCCGGCGATCTTGAATGCAACCGCGACTGAGCCGGTCGGTCCCAAGCCTGGTGCCCCGGCTACCCCATCTGGTAGCGATCTCGAAACCGCTCCGCCGGCAGGAGGAGGAAAGTGAAGATTCTCGACATCATGAATCGGCCACTGGCCATCCTCGATACTAAGCTGCAGTCGATCCACGAAATTCACGAGCGCTATGCTGCGGGTGAAAAGTTCGATGCTGCTGGCTTCAAGATCGCGTTGGGTGGGCAGAAAGCCGAGGCGGATCCTGGCTACACGATAGATAACGGCGTGGCAATCATCCCGATTGAGGGTGTCATCGCCAAGCGGATGAATCTCTTCACCTACTTTTCAGGTGGGATCAGCACGCAGATTCTTCAGCAGACAATAGACGCCGTCGCGAAGGATGAGACGGTCCACTCCGTAATTATTTCCATCGATTCGCCCGGTGGAGAGGTGGACGGAACACAACTCGCAGCTGATGCAATTGCAGAGCTGGGCAAGACCAAGCCCGTGGTCGCATACCTGGATGGCCTCGCAGCATCCGCCGCTTACTGGCTCGCTTCGCAAGCTGGCGAGATATTCATGGCCGATATGACCACTGTAGTGGGCTCCATCGGCGTGGTCGCGATGCATGTCGACCAAAGCAGGGCCAATGATCAGGCAGGTAAGAAAGTTACCGAGATCACCGCTGGCAAATACAAGCGTATCGCCTCTTCTCACTCTCCGTTGAGCCACGAGGGACAAGCAACGATTCAGGACCAAGTCGACCAGATCTATAGCGTCTTCCTGAATGCTGTCGCGACCGGACGTGGTGTCGGTGTGGACGCGGTTCACGCAGATATGGCGGACGGCAAGATCTTCATCGGTCAGCAAGCGATCGATGCCGGATTGGTGGATGGGATATCGAGTCTCGACGCCATCATTACGCAACTCAATACCGACTTTCAGCAGCAACAGCAGGATCCGGGAGCGACACGCCCGGCACATCGTTTCCCAGGAGCCAAAAGCATGTTCAAGACATTCGCCACCGAAGCCGAGTACACCGCAGCCATGTCCGCAGAGTTTGAGCGCGGCAAGGCATCCGCCCCCACAACCTCCGCCGCTGAACTCGACCGCATCAAGGCCGAAGCGCAGACCGCAGGTGCTACCGCCGAGCGTGCGCGTATCCAGGCTGTTGAGGACGCGGCGCTCTCCGGTCACAGCGCACTGATCAACACCCTCAAGTTCGATGGCAAGACGACCGGTGCCGAGGCTGCTCTCGCAGTCGTAGCCGCCGAGCGCAGGGTTCGCGGCGACAAGGGCGCTGCTCTCGAGGCGGATGCCGGTAACGGCGTGGGCGCGAGTGTGGTTGACCCCGGTGCGGATGCGGCCACCATAGCTGCAGCCGCTGCAGAGGCTGCCGGTGCGGCCAATGAGGATCCGAATGCTATGTCCGTGAAGCTGAAAGCCCATGTTGCCGCTGCTGCGAAGGACGGCCGAAAGATTTCACTGTCGCAGGCTTCGGCAGAGCTGAACAAAAAGTAAGCGGTGCGCGGAGTCGCTCTCATAGGGCTCCGCATGCCGAGGTTGTGATTCACAAATTTGCAAGAAAAGGGAGAAAGAATCATGGCAAACCCAGGACTTTCCAAGGCGTTTATCGCCGATACGGACATCGCCCCGTATCTCATCCTCAAGGTAGGTTCTGTGGACGGCAATGCCGCCCTGGCCACCGCCTCAACCGACAAGCTCATCGGAGTGAGCGAAAACGTACAGGTCGCAGCTGGACAGGTCGTTGACGTCATTCTCGACGATACCGCCAATGTCACCGCTGGCGGAACGATTGCCGCCGGCGATTGGGTCACCACCAACGCATCTTCCCAGGCTATAACGGCTGCTCCAACGACCGGCGTCAATGCTCAAGTCATCGGAAAAGCGTTGGTCTCGGCAGTTGCGGGTGACGTGTTCGTGATTCTTATCGCTCCCGGTCAGATTCAAGGCTAGTAACGGCGCGGACGCAAGTCCAAGCACTCTCGAAAGAAAGTAGGAATACAACAAAATGCCCTATCCCAGTGTCTTCCCCGCGCCGTTCGTAGTGAACCCAGTACTGACGGCGATCGCCATATCCTACGAGAACGCGAAGCTCATCGCTGACGCCGTTCTTCCGCGTGTCCCTGTGGCCACTCCCCAGTTCATCTACTCGGTCTTCAACAAGGCCGACAGCTTCACGATTCCCGACACCAAGGTGGGCCGTAAGAGCGTCGTCAACCAGGTCGACTACGCCGTCACGCAGACACCAGCCGGGGTTACCGACCATGCTCTGGAAGAGGTTGTTCCGCAGATGGACAAGGCAATTGCCCAGGCTTACGGGAACATGATCGATCCCGAAGCAGTTGCAACGGAACAGGTGAGCGATCTGCTCGCACTCGACCGTGAACAGCGGGCGTCGAATCTGATCTTCAATCCCAACAGCTATGCCACGGCGAACAAAGTCACGCTCGCCACCACCGGGCAGTGGTCCGATTTCACCAACTCCGATCCTCTCACTGCTATTCTCACGGCGATGGACGGAATGTTGGTGCGCCCGAACCAACTTGTTCTTGGCCGTCCCGTGGCGACCAAGCTGCAGACTCACCCCAAGATCGTTCAGGCCTTCCATGGCAACAACGGCGCGTATGGTCTCGCTCCTCTGGAGTTCATCGCTTCGATGCTGGGTCTGGACGAGGTCATTGTCGGCGAGAGCTGGTTCAATACGGCCAAGAAGGGGCAGACGATCAACACTG